AGCAAGTTGGTCCGCGTATGTGGGTTGTGTTCCGCAACTCGACCACGCAAGGCAAGCAAGCCGTGATGGACTTTCCTGAGCGCGACTGGGCGCAATCTTTCGCTGATGGCTGCAACGCCGAGTATGCAAACCCTACCAAGATGAGCGCGAAGTCTCTCAAGCGCAAGGATGCTAAGTATCTGACTGATGCCGAGAAGGCTGATCTTGCTGCGCTTGAAGCTGGCGAGGACATTTAATAATATTCCACCTAACCCGTAAAGCGCCAAGCGCGAGAGGTCAAGATAATGAAGATCCCCTATAAACGGCTAAAAGAGGACTAGCCACCCTCCTAACTTAGCAGCAATAAAGCTGCACTAATAAAGGACAACGACTCGAAAGGGCTGCGAGCATAAACAAAGATCCCACCTTTTATTTTATGAAATATTACATCTCCCAGACTATCGTTGAAGTTGTTGACGGTCGCTTGACTGGTAGAGAAGTAGTATTAACACGTGCGGACTCCAAGGTAGATGCAGACTCCGCGAGACTAAAAGATATAAAACTATTCAAAGCAAAGTTGGAGGCAATAGGAATACAAAACCTGCACATAAACAAATACGACAAGACTCGGTACAACAAATTGATCCGAGAGCAAAACAAGCATAGAAATAAGAAAGCCTTAACTGTGGCTGATATATCTGAGATGATCAAACAGTTCGATGAAGAAGTAGAAACAAAACAATAATAGGAGTAGATGTATGTTTATTGGTGGTATGTTAGTAGGTGTTGGAACTGTTGGCGCTGTATGGGCAGCGGTTGCAGGGTCAAGGCGAGAGAAAGCACTCGAAAAGCGTTTGCAAGCGATAGAGGCTGTATGTTTCAAGTCGGAGACTTAGTAAAAAGAAAAGCATTAGACAATAGCAGAACACGTGCTTACTGTGTAGTGGTAGAGATAACGAGAGACAATTACATTTTATATAATAACTCTCTTAAATGTTTACAGACAATAGCATTACCAGTAGTGCAAGAGTTATATAGCAAAGTAGTAGTATAGTGTCTTACAGTGGATGTAGGTGCAATATAGTGCACATGTAATATGAGTTAATGATGTAGGTTGTTTTAATAATGTGATAGAAAATGTGATGGGGATGTGGTTGGGGCTTAGTATGTAGTCTCTACCACTCTTTATCAACCTGTAAGTTACATGCGACAGCATAATGCGCTTACAACCTGCACTCACGTCCAGCGAATGTGACCAGCAATTCCAGCACCTTACGCGACACGATCGTCGCATACAAATATACATTGACGGCACGTGATTTGCGTGTTATGATAGTATAAAGAGAGAATAGAGCATGATGAACATATCTGACGGCATTGGCGCTATCATAATTGTGACTGCATTTGTGCTAGTGATGGCGTATTGATGAACAGGGCAGACACTACATATAGTGTGTGTGCATACAAATGATTAGCGAATTCCCGTATAAGAGAGAGTGGGAGACACTATATATGGAATTACTTATTAAAATAGGAGATGTTAGGTTATCAGCAACAGAGATTGATATCCTGCATGTAATAATAGACACTGACTGTTATGACTGGTCTGTGGCTGGATTCTCCAAGTGGTTGCCGGCAGATGTCGAAGACATATGGATAGACGTGCAGTCTCTTATCCTTCACGGATTGCTAGCACGCACGGCCATGTCCCAAAGTTTCGAGAACATAAAAGAAATATCTGTAACAGTTCCAATGACTGCACGTGCTTGGCTATCACAAAATGAGCAAGACATTGAAGACGCATTTGTAATATTAAACCCAGACATGTTTGAACTAACAGAGGCAGGAGAAGCATGAGAGAAAGAGTAGGAAGACTATTAGATAAAGGATGTATGATATTATCGTTTACTCCTATTGTATTATTTGTTTACGTGTGTGCATTAAAGAAAGGGTTTGGCTGTTACAGTAACTGTTCAGTCAATGATTGACAATTGCTTGACGAGGTGCTAGGGGTACCCCCCTACCCCCCTACCGGGATGTATGTCCCTATGTTCGGTGTGTGCTGGATGTGGTGGCTAAGTACGTTCGATCTACGCCGGTAAAAATTTTGAGATATAAGAACCTGAGCACGTATATACTACGTGGCACATCTCAAAGAGTTCTTCGAAAAAGCACCTGCCCATGACTTTGCAGTCGGGGATTTAGTCACATGCGACTGCCATGGTGGGCTAGCTATCATAATTCGCCTCTTTGACGGCACTAATGAAAAGGAACCCGACTACCCGTCCATGAATATGGTCGAGATTTGGTGGCTAAGGTACCCACACCGCGGAATTAAAGAACGCCAGTGGATACACACCATATCGAGATTAAAAAGGCACACAGGCAAAAATTACGCGCCTAAAAATTTTACAGATTAGAGCATAGTTAGTATGTGGCTAACAACAGTAATAAAAACTCATATTACTTGAGAGGTGACTTGGTTCAGTACGTAGAGTACTTTTATTACCCAGTAAGAGCAAAGCTAACAGAAGATGACGCAAAGAACGGCGATGTTGGGATTATAATCGACACAGTGTACACTATGTACGGCAATGAGTTGTACGACATATATTGGTTAAGAACCGGTAAGCGAAGTTTTACGGCAGCTATAAACCTTAAATTGGCTTATTTGGCACCTAGCACCTAATTATACACATGAAAATCAAAAAGTCAGATTTGCGCAAAATCATCCTTGAAGAACTGACTAAGTCGGACAAAGATGAAATCCAGCGCATGATTTCAAAAGAACTTAAGAAAATGGTCGAAGATGAAGTAGCAAAAGCTATCAAGTCAAAGGACATCAAGGACGACATTGGTGATATTACCAAGAAAGTTCTTAAAAAGCTATACAAGGATATGTCCGTACATCATCCTTACATTATTGACCGAATTAAAGTGTAACTTAGTAACACGCGGGACTATGTATAGACCGCTGTTGGAGATATAAAATGTTTAAAACGCAAGTAATAGCAATAACGCTGAGCGCATTAGCCGGAACATCTGCGGGACTAGTCGGAGAGCAAGTGGTGTCCAAGCCCGAAATGCTGCCCATTCCTTACGAAACCGTGGGCGACACTGTTCCCTTACAGCCATTTAATCACTCACCAGTTATTGAATGCAATGGTATTACGCTAGACGATGCTGTAGATATTAAGATCGTCAGCGAGTGTGCTGTTGGTCGTGTAGGTTGGCTTAAACTGTAGACAACACCTAGTTACTATGTGGACCTCAGAAGTGGCATGGTATTGTACGATGTCGTCGATAAAAGTTTTATCATACTTGTTCGACGATTTTGGTCATACGAAGGACTAGAAGCGCCGTCGTATGCTAAGATTAATCCCGACTTTTTTAAAGTATGGGTGTGGGAAACTTTGTCGTCAAAAGAAGGCAAGATGTTTTGGTCGGAAGGTGGCTTGCATAATTTAATCAAGTCGGAGATTATTATCGTATTGGATGATATTTAAGAAACTATGCAAACAAACTTGCGCGAAGAGTCAGAACGTATTAAGTTAGTACCCGGCGATATGATCGTTGATATTACTTCTAATAATGTCGGCATTCTGATAGAGCGTGTCCGGCGGATTAGCATGCAAGACGATGATGTTTACTTTTGGATTATTCACTGGACTAAAGAGTCGGATAATATGGTGCCTATGACTCTGCAAATGGAAGAAGATGGTCTTAAGATCTCGATAGTCGTTGGTTTGTATGACCTTTTCTCAAGTAGTGATTTGCAAAAGCTGAAATAATTTTAGGAAAAAATATGGAAAAAATTTCGAAGTTTGATGTCGGTGATCTGGTATTGATAGGCGACCATCCTCATACCGAACCTGCCATCATACTGAAAATGGGACCTGCGCGGGAAGATAAACAAACGATTATGTTCCCTGTATGTCATATTTTAAACCTGCGAACTTCTGCTGTTGAGAGATCTTATTTGTTTAGATTGCGTCTTCTTTCTGCAAGCTAATAGTTACAACAGTGGACAAGCTTAATAAAATCATGTTTCCAATTGCTGTGGCGGCTTTCTTTGCTAATATATGGATGCTGATATGGGGTTCGATGAATAATCTCCATGATCTTGAAATACTATCTCTTTGTAATATGATCCTATTAAGTTTCGTTCTTCTTCGTCGAGAAGGCGACTAGCGACATATTTACTATGTCGTAAGACTGCATAGGAGGGTTAAATGTGGGAGTGTTTTTATTTGTTTTAGGATTCTTATCTTGTTACACTGACTACTCAATCGGTCAAGAGAAAAAAGTTATATCCGAAATAAAAGAAGTGGAAGTAACCGTAGAAGTTCCGGTTGAAACGGTTGTTGAGATTGAGGTTCCAGTTTATATAGAAGTCGAGGTTCCGGTCAACGAAGGCGAGATCTGGATTGACTCATTTACTCAACATAACTCTATTGAAGGTATCGATATCTTATGGGTTATTGACCGTTCAGGCTCTATGCATATTTATAACTCGCAGTTGTTAGCCGGTATTGAAGCGATGTTATTGGCTCTTCCAACAAGCGACTGGCGCCTTGTAATGATTAGTGCCGATCCAAGAGACTCTGTTGTAAGTACTGAGTTTCCACTTATTCCGGGTGACGATGTAGTCGATGCAGCAGATATGATGTCTACATTAGGAAATGGAGCGTTAGAGGAAGGCTTTGAGTCGGTATTCCAATATATCGTTCTCAATCCTTACTCTTCAACTTGGATGCGACCAGAGGCTGGCTTGTTAGTTGTGTTTGTTTCTGATGAAGAAGAGCAAAGCAATGTTAGATATCCATTAGCAATGGAATTTGTAAGTTGGTACCGCTCTTTGCGAGGCGGGTCGGTATTTATGGCTAGCATCGTAAACCATGAATTTGGTACCTCGTTATGCAGTTGGGCTGTTAGTCCATTAGATGTTGGAGAAAGATATATGGAAGCCACAAATGCTTTTGGTGGGGTTGTGGTAGATATCTGTGATTCTGATTGGTCTCCGGGCGTGACTGATGCGACACGCTCACTGGATCCAATAGAAAATATAAAATTAACCCACCAAGCAGAAGAGGACTCTATTAGAGTTTTCATCAACGGTTCTTTAAATTACGACTGGTACTACCAAGCATCAGATAACACAGTTTATTTCACTATTGTGCCATCTGGTGGTGATTTAGTCGAAGTCGGATATAGGTATATAGCAGCACCGGATACCGGTGATAGTGGCTTATAGGAGATATCATGAAACACTTACCTTTAATATTTGCGATGTTGTTGTCGCTATTATCAAACTCACAAGCAGCAACAAACACAGCAGCAGTTCCCTTACCTGTTGAACATGCTGACGTGGCCATGAATATGGCACAAAAGAAAGTTAGAGAAGCCGCAGTTAAAGTTGCTTCTGGTGGAGGGCACGGAAGTGGTTCATATATCGTCCACAAGGGTCTTCACATGGTTTTTACTGCACAACATGTAGCAGACGGTCATATTGGCTCGAAGTATCAGGTATTCAAAGGCAAAGAAATGAGAGTTGCCACTCTTGTTTGGTCTAGCGAGTTAACAGACATGGCTGTGCTTTATTTACCCGAGAGATTTATTACTGCTGATCCAATGAAGTGGGATCCTCAAAAACGAATTGCTGAAGTTGGAACTGACATAACTTATTCTGGTTTTCCGTCAAGCCATAAGTTAATGACTTTTGCTGGTAGTGTAGCGGGATATGCCGAACGTCATGGAGCAGGAAAGCAGATTATTCTTAACACATATGGATGGTTTGGTTGCTCGGGCTCTGTTGTTTACAATTTAAAAGGTGAGATCATTGGTATCTTATACGGTGTTGATGTTGAATATCATCCAGACATACAAGTTCAAGAGAATATGATTTGGGTCGCCCCTATACAACAAATTAAAATAGAAAACATTGTAAAAAGAATTTGTTCTGGTGTACCATATGGAACTGTAAGAGCCTGTAAATAATAATGAAATATACTTGGAAGACATTTCTTCAAGAAGAAGAGCTAAAATCTGTCGGTATTGTCGCTTGTTTAGACGATAAAGGCAGATTTTTAGTTATTAGACGCTCTAATATAGATCATAGAGGTGGACAGTGGACCATACCGGGTGGTCATATCGATGAAGAAGATGGTTCTATCGAAGAGGGTGCGATAAGAGAATTGGAAGAAGAAACTGGTTTAACTTGTAGTGTCTCAGACTTAAAGTATTTGGGTGAACCAAAGCCGCAAAAGTATTATTTCTTAACTAGAAAATGGTCTGGAGATGTAGATGTTGATATTCCAAACCCTAAAACTGGTGAAATTGAACATGACGATTATAAATGGGCAACAGTTGATGAGATAAAAGAGTTGGAAGGTAATGAGATTCCGATCTATTTATTGGAGAAAGCTTTGGATATCTCTAAAAATGACTGATTTATATGGTGAAATAGAAGACCTCGACGAAAAGAAGAAGCGTAAGAAGAAAAAGAAGAAGTCTGGTAAAAAAGACGCATGTTATCATAAAGTGAGATCGCGTTATGATGTTTGGCCTTCTGCATATGCCTCTGGTGCTCTTGTTAAATGTCGCAAAGTTGGAGCAAAAAACTGGGGAAATTCAAAGAAAGAACAACTTCAAGCAGTAATTGAAGACGAAGTAACCAAGATTTTGCAAGAAAAAGAAGAAAAAGATTATATTCCGGGTGGTTTGACTGACAAACTAACTGGTAGTATGGAAGATAAACACAAGCAACTTGCAAAAATGCACGATGTTAGCCTCGAAGATATTGAAAAAGAAGTATCAAAGGGCGTCAAGGTTGAAATGGAACACACAAATGATGAGAATATTGCTCACGAAATCGCAATGGACCACGTTTTTGAAGATCCAAAGTATTATTCCAAACTTTCAGCACAAAATCTTGAAGAAAATTCTCTTGAAGACATCATTTATTATACTCTTTTTGAGGTATTAGAAGAAAAAAAAAGAAAATTAACCTCCAAACCATCATCTGAGACATCTTTACGTGATTGGTTTGGTCGAAAAGGCGCTCCGGGCAAGAAAAAAGGCTGGGTTGACTGTAATACTTGTCGCAAAGATAAGAAAACAGGTCGTAAAAAGTGTTCTGCTTGCGGAAGATCAGGTGGAGAAAAACGTTCAAAGTATCCTTCGTGTCGTCCAACCCCTGGGGCATGCGGTAAAAGAGGCAACTGGGGTAAAAAATCTAAGAGAGGTAAAAAAGGATGAACAATTTTAGTGAAGAGTACATAAAACAAGTTATTCGTGAAGAACTTGAGGCTGTACTTGATGAAAAAAAGAAAAAACCATGCAAGCCGTCCAAAGGAAAGCGCTTTGCTAAGCGCGTAAACGGCAAGTGTCGCTCGTTTGGTCAAGCAGGACAAGCGAAAGGCGGCGGAGATCGCATTCGACCCGGTACAAAGAAGGGAGATGCCTACTGTGCTCGCTCTGCAAAGATTAAAAAGTGCAAAAATCCACCATGCGCCAATGATTTATCGCGTAAAAAGTGGAAATGTCGTGGTTCTAAGTCGATGAAGGAATAAAAAATGCTGTCTGATGAACAAATTCTAGCAAAAGCAGCCAAACTTTTAGAAAATTTAGACGAAGAATGGTCTAAGTCTGAAAGATCTAAGCGAAAAAGCAAATGCGACAACCCAAAAGGGTTTACAATGAAGCAATTTTGCAAAAATCAACGCACAAGATCTAAAAAAGGCGAGAAAACTAACGAAACAATTGACCTTTATGAAGAAAAAGTGCTTCGCGAAGTTACCGAAGACGAAATGCGAGTGCTTGAAGACGTTTTAGACGACCTTGATCCAGCAAAACTGCCTTTAAATGACCTTTTTGGTGGTAAAATGCGTGTTGTTATACCGTTTCCAACGCTAGATCCCGATTCAGACCTTGGAAAATTTGCAAAATTCTTCCGCGATCAAGAATATAAGGTAGATTGGGACAAAGGTATAGTCTCTGCCGAGCGAGATATACGAAATGGCGATGATTTGTTGAATTCTTTAATTGGCATCACCCAAGGACAGCCATCAGAGAAGAAAACCAAGAAAATTCAGATGAAAATTGGCAAATTATTCGCCAAAATAGCCGATATTGGCAGAAAACTGAAAGAAATACAGAAAAATGACCCCGAATTTCAAAAAAATGAAGATTACAAGCGTCTAACACAACAAAGACTCTTATATATTCCCAATCCCGGCATAGCTGGACCTGCGGGCTATGATTTAGAGGATTTAGCCACAAAATATGGTGAATACTGGCAGCAGAACGCCGCATACATCAAAAATAACATTAATGAGATTGATAATGACAAATATTCTATCATTATTAGCCGCCATCCAGTTGATATTCTCAGAATGAGCGACTTTGATAATATTACATCATGCCACTCTCCAGCAAGTCGTTCAGGTGCCTACCAAGCATACTATAAATGCGCTGTAGCAGAAGCACAGGGTCATGGAGCCGTAGCATATGTGGTAGAGACAGAAGATTTACTCTCGGAAACAAACACAGGCAATATTCAAAGCGCAGAACAAGAAATTCAAGAAGGTGAAGTCTTTTATGATGATAAAAGACCAATGGAAACCGGAGATATACGTCCTATTTCTCGCACACGTATCCGTCATATGCGGTATTATGATACTCTTTCTCCAAAACGCTGGGATGATGGACAAGATATTGGTGTGCCAGAAAAACGTATTTATGGTGCTGCTATTCCGGGCATTAGAGAAAAAGTTGTTGATTGGGCAAGACAAACCCAAGAAGAAATCATTGCTAATATGCCAAAACAAGACGGCAAAATTGACTTAGATAGAGTTACTATGTTTGGTGGCTCTTATGAAGACACGTCTGGAACAACTGGACGCAGAGAACTTATGATGCAACTAACGGGAATAACTGACGTTGATCAATTTGTAGGTTATATTGAACAAAACACCGAAACAGAAGATGAGTTAGACGCAGATTTACTTGGCGATATTCGCGCACAATATGAGCAAGAATGCAGCGAGATCGAAGAGAACTTTAATATGCGTATGGCTGCTTGCACTGTTAATTACGAAATTCAAGACGATGGTGATGATGGTGTTTATATTGTTGGTGGGGCTCAAATAAGAATTGTTTGGGACGCTGATGAATGGAGTAAACTTCCAAACTCGTGGGACAATGTTACTCAGCATTCGGTAAGTGCTATTAATGATATTTATGGTGATTTATTGTTGGACAATGTTTATCTGTCTATGGATCGAGGAAAAAACCAGATAGCGTGGGAATGTGCAATCAACACAGAACACCCAGACTTAGGCGGAAGTTCATATTATGCACTTCCAGAAGAATTTCAAGAAATGTGTGAATCAGTTGATACAGTTGTTGACGACAAACGAGATGCATTTGAAGAAATATTAACAAACTACTTTGCTCGCGAAGGATATATGCAAGGTGGCGCCTTTATTCAAATGGCTGTTGATATTGAAAACGGCGAGATCTCTTCATATGAATGGGATGTCGAAACCGATGGAGAATACGAAGATAGTTACGAAGTATATGCAAACCACTCACATTATTATGATCCAGAAGAATACAATATCAATCCTGATGTATTAAACGATATTGTTGAGTCTCGCGACTTTAAAATTGCCTTGCGCAGTGCTTTGTTAGAATCACCACGAAAAGAAATAGATACACAATATTTCTTACAAATGCGTTTAACAGCACAAGAAGTGGGAGGAGAAATCAAAGTTACCGTTACGTTTGTTACAAATCGTGATGAGCCTGACGAGATGACTGAATTATTTAAGACTCTTATCGAAGGTGAAATGGACGACGAAGATAATCTTAATGTAGTTTTCAAGAGAGTGTTGGCTCAATTTATAAAAGCACGCCAGCCGGCATTTATGCAAACAAACGAAAGCGTCGTTAAGAACTGGAAAAACTTCTTGGGCTCATGAGCAAATACTTAAACAATCCCGAATATCTTTTCAACATTCTTACAATGTTAGTAAAGAAGTATGGCGGTAAGATAGTAATAACCGAAGAAGACATGAACAATATCTCCAAAGGAGATTTAATAGGCATGTATTATGAGCCAGAAACAAAAAGCCTCATACTTAAAGAAGTGGACCAAAAGGATATGCTCAAAGCGACTAATTTGGTTAACGATAAAATAGATGAGGAGTACGATAACTAATGTTTAAGAAGTTTACGGAACACCCCGCAGAACAAGGGGAAACATATCTAGAACACATGGTGGCAGCGTGGAAGATAGTTTACGTTTTAAAGGTCTTGGAAGCAAAATGTCTTGTGCATTCTGTGTTTCCGTTCTTATATACAGATGCGCTTTCTAGCAAGATAGACTGCTTAACCAAACTAACAAACAGAAAATCACAAAAACAACAAGAACGTGATTTATATGAGGTGTATGGCGGTGATTGATTTGCTCATCATTGGCTTTGCCTGTATGAGTTTGTTGGTTTTTGCTGCCACCCAAGATAAACACGAGAAAAAAGAAAATGTACAAATACAACGCGAAACTGATACGGGTAATTGATGGCGATACCATCGATGCGCTCATAGACTTAGGTTTTGATGTGTGGATTAAGAAGCGCATTCGATTATATGGTATTAACACGCCAGAAACCCGCACTAGAGACCTCGAAGAGAAAAAGGCAGGGTTAGCCGCAGAAGAAAGGTTAATCGAGATTCTGTGGGAATCTGGCAATGAATTTGTTTTAGAGTCTCACGGAGTTGGAAAATACGGAAGATGTTTGGGGGTACTATTTATCGGTGAAACCAACATTAACACTCTTTTATTAAGTGAGGGTTTGGCGGAGGAATATAAATGAAATTTTTCGTATCATTCTTTGCAACATTTTTGTTATTGCTTTTTTTGTCCAGCATCGCTGAGGCTAATGATGAAGAAGAACCAAAGGTTGTTTATAAAAAGAAAACTGAAATTGACTTTGAAGGTGTAGAAGTTGAAGGAACTCTAACAAAACCACAAGGGTCCTTGCTTTTAGAACGAAAACATGCTAAATTTAATCCTATGATTAAGTTGCGCACTGACTTTGACGATGAGATGGAACAATCTGTAAAGGAAGTAAAATGAAACTCCTACTTGAAAATTGGCGATTATATGTGGAATCACGTAAAAATGCAGTACGGATTCTTGATAATATACCTCGCTGGTCTATTGTACAAATGGGAGATGATCTGTTTTGGTTCTCCGGCACAAGTTTTACTCCCCTAGATCATATAGATATAGGTACCGGCGACGGAACTGCTGAAAGATCGGCTCGGGACTGGCCGGGAGGAGTGATCCACATGAAAAGAGCAGAAATGCTTGATAACATAGAAGAGAATCCTAATTGGATAAAGGTGGTTTTAGATCCCACCCAAGCAGAACAGATAATGTCTCAATTTAAATCACTTCGAGACCAAATAGAAAAAGATTATCTTAGCCGCGGCTGGAGGGGATATATGTTCACCGACGAATACAAAAGAGATCATCCAGTCAATATTGATCTAAGCAGCTTAAAAGTTGAGCTAAAATGAAACTCCTACTTGAAAATTGGAGAAACTACATTTTATTAGAAAACATTGAAACTGCTTCTAGACTTTCTATTTTTGATTTCGATGAAACGATTGCATTTACAACTGGATATATCAATGTTATCAATAAAGAAACTGGTAAGAAATTTCAAATTACCTCTCAAGAAGAATTTGATGAGTTGAAGACTGCTGGTGGTTATGAGTTTGACTTTTCACCGTTGGCTAAGGTAAACAACGCAGTAGAAAATCCAAACATAACCTCTATTATGCGTGATAGACTTAAAGATCCAAACACACAAGTCATGGTGCTGACTGCAAGAGATCCTGTGTCGGTTGACGATATCCATATGACTTTACAAATGTTTGATAAACCAATGGATACTAAAAACGTTATCATTATTGGTAATAGTGGCGGCAATAAAGGCGAATACATCAGAGATCTTGTGTTACCAAAATACAATAACATCAAAACAATAGAATTCTACGACGACTCAGATAAAAATATTAGCGACATGCTTGAACTAAAAAAAGAAACATCTGATAGTGGGCGTATTGAAAACTTCGACATTTATCACGTAGTCGAAGGAAAGCCAAATTTAAGCTAGCAGCGTCACTACTTATAGGCAGGGAGAAACGCCTTATGAACACCAACAATGGATGGGAAACCTACTCAAAGTTAGTCTTACAACAACTTGAAACCATGGCTAGTGGTATCGAGTCTCTGCGTACAGAATTACAAGATGTTAAAGAGCAGTTAACTGAACTAAAAGCCAAGGAAGATCGCGTACAAGATCTCAAGGCTTGGAAAGAAAAGATGGATGATGTTGCTTCTCCCCCACAACTTAGAGAAGCACTTTTTGAACTTCAAGAGTTGAAAACCTTCAAGACAAGAGCAACCACAATATTCATGGTCGTACAAGCAGCAGTCGGTTTTGCTATGGCTTGGATCATGGAATTGTTTTAGTTTTTAAACGTTTCTTCAATAATACGTCTTTATTGTTTTCGGTGAGTAACTGTAATAATAAATGTACGTAATAGCCTCATAGTTACTTTGATGGCTGCTTCTAGAGAATACATAAAAGACTTCATAACAAGAGTTATAAAATATATTGGTGGTGACTTTGACGAAGACGACGAGATCATCCCAGAGTATGGTATTGTCGGTTCTGGTCTTTTGTATTGTTCTGAGTACGGAACTAGAAATTTCGTGAAAGTTTCTCGCGGTCAAAAGGCTTGGGTCATTGATGACGAAAAAGATGATTTAGATAGAATTTTAATTTACACACAGTGTGGTAAAATAGTTAGAATAAACCATGAAGAAGTTATATACACTGGGTGTGATTAATGCTTTTTACATTTAATAAATTCTGGAAAACTTTATTTTCTCTTATCCTTGCTTGGGTATCTTGCCATTTTATAGGTTTCGAACTTACCGCCATATCATTATTGACATTAATATTAAATAAAAATACACATGACACAGAGCATCTCGTGTAAATGAGTCTATTTATGGCGTGGCTAAATCAAAAACAACGAAAGGCGATTCGTCTGTTGAGGGCGTTTATCTCGTCAGGCATCTTGTAGATTCTGAGAAAGGAAAAGTTTCTCAAGTCGGGCCGTTTCATAATGAGAAAGAAGCACTAAATACTTGTGTGCATTTCTTGAAAAAAGGAACGTGCTCTTGGCTTGTGAGATGTGATGGATGAAAAACAAGGTTTTGGCGAACTAACGGCTGAAGATTTTGAAGCGGGTGACATAGTTGAGTGGTCTACTTGGGATCAAGAACTTGAACAATGGAATACTCACTATGGTATAATAGTGAGAACAGAGAACAGAATACAGTCTAACAGGGTTGTCTCTATATCTAAAGTTATCCCTATTAATGGTCCTCAAATAGAAAGAGAGTTTTTCACATTGACGCTCAAATTAGTAAATAAACTTTGAGAAACTATTTATATTGATTCTGCTGAGCTTTTTTCGATGATTGATATCTTATCTCCCATGATCAAGAAGTTTCTTCCGTTTGCTAAACAAAGGATGGGCTTCAATATGCCTCCGAGATTGTTTTTAAAAGGCGACTCGGAAAATGCAAACAACCCACTTGGTAAAACTGCTTATTATGATCCGGGGCAAAAATCAATTACTTTGTATATCACAGGGCGACACCCAAAAGATATAATGAGGTCTTTATCCCACGAATTAGTTCACCATTCTCAGAACTGTCGTGGGGAATTTGATAATGCTTCCGAGATGGGTGAAGGATATGCTCAGAATGACGAACACTTACGTGAAATGGAACGTGAGGCTTATGAAGTCGGTAATATGTGCTTCCGAGATTGGGAAGACAGCATAAAACAGACTATTTATTTCGAACATCTACAAAAAGGAGATAAAAAGATGTCTACAAAAGATTGGAAAAACAAAGAGATCTCCACTTTGCTCTCAGAAGCATGGGGTTTCAAATTTAACACTTTAGAGGAGTTCAACGAGTTCAACGGAGCCGGCGAAGTCCAAGAGGAAGAGGTCGAGGCTGCTGCCGAGACTGTCGAAGAGTCCGAAGAGACTGTTGAGGAAGCCGAAGAGGCTGTTGAAGAGTCTTTAGTTACTGAAGAAGAAGAGGAAGAAGAGGAAGAAGAAGAAGAGGAAGAAGAGGAAGAAGAAGAGATGAACGAAGCAGTTGATACTGGCGTCTTCGCTCCCAACCATTATTGTGTACATCATGGCGGTGTTTCCAGAAACGGTTCTATCGAGATGGCTGAAGCTGTTGGTCATAACTTTAACGAAGAGCTTGGTAAGGTCACCCACTATGATATGAAGTTTGAAGACGGCACTATCATGGAAGGCGTTCCCTTCGAAGACATTCAGGTCACCAATGCTAGCTTAGCCGAGGCTCACAAGGGTCACATGGCTGGTAAGAGAGATGACGAAGAGAAAGAGGAGATGGAAGAGTCCACCACCGATGCAGAAGCTCTTCGTGAGGCTATCAAAGCAGTTCTTGCAAAGCACCTTAAGGGCTAAGACGATGACTGGTAAATATAAAAATCGAACTTAAAAAGATTCGAAATACATTTATCAGACGACTTCTACTATTAGAAATAAACGAGGATAAACCAATGTCATTAGACAAACAGTGGAGAGATTTTCTTAACGAGAGTGCAGATGATAAAAACATCTTTACCTATATTCAGGGTCTCCAAGAAATAATTTCCAATCTAAAACCAAAGACCGTTGCAGAACAGCGCCGACTTCAGTTGGCTAAGCAGCATTTGCGCGAAGTGAAGAGATTCGCTCGACGAATGGAAAATGATATTGGTGTGCTTCAAGAAAAGCTTAATATTCTAGAAGAATCAGCAGGAAAAGAATAATGGGCGGTGTTGCAGGACATATGGCTCATTTGTCGGAAGATACCGACTTAACGTTCAAAGAAATTGTTGATATCCTCGGTAAAGTAGCAAATGCAGAAATAAAAAATGCAACAGAAAAAGTTGACGGTCAGAATTTGTTTCTGACCGTTGACAATTCTGGTGAAATTAAAACAGCAAGAAACAGCGGTGATATCAAGAAAGGTGGTATGACCACAGATGAGTATATCAGTAAGTGGATAGGTCACCCAGCAGAAAATGCCTTTACAAACGGTTTTAAGGCGGTCTCAGCGGCTTTACGCAAGTTAAGCCCCGAGGATATAGAGGCTATCTTTGCGGACGGTCAGAGGTACGTTAACATGGAGATAATGTATCCTAAGAATCCAAACATCATTCTTTACTCTACTCCAAACATCGTTCTTCATGGCTTGCAATATTTTGGTGATGAAGAAGAAACACCAGAAATGCGTCAACAAACCAAAAGCAAGTTTGTAAAACTTGCCGGCATGATTGATGGCGCCACTGAACAAGTAGGCGAAGAAGAGTGGAGCGTTAATGGTCCAAAACTGGTCGCATTAAAAAATATTGCTGATGGTTCTGCTCTTAAAGACGTTACATCTAAAATCGAGTCATTTGCCGCTCCTGTTGGAATGGATGCAACCATTGGTGACTACGTAAAACTTGTTGTAGAGCAATATGCTGATTCCGTAGGCTTACCACAAGATGTAACTGAAAAATTGACTACACTTATGCTCGATCCTGAAAAAGCAAAAGAACAGGGCATATCTGTCGTACAGTTAAAGAAAGGTTTACCAAAAGAGTTACAAAACACTGTCTCTAACCTTGGCTCTAAAACAAAGACCATGAAGTATATTTCTAGTGTTCTGAAGCCTCTTGAAGTTGCTATTAGTGATTTTGCTATTGAAGTTCTTCGAGGCGTAAAAAGCTATTTTGTTTCAGACAACGATAAAGAAGTAGCACGCATGAGAGCAGAATTAGAACAGTCTATCGCTTATCTTAAAAACCTTCAAGCATCCGGTGATGAAAAAATGGGTGAGTTGGTCGATCAACAACTTGCAAAACTTGGAGACATTGAAAACCTTGCTTCTTCAATGGAAGGTGTAGTATTCGAATACCCACCCGGCTCTGATAAGATCTATAAATTAACTGGTGCGTTTGCCATGGCTAATCAAATTATTGGTCGAGCCAGACGTTCAGGTATGACTGAGGAAATGGAAGAAGATCCAGTTGCAGAAGTCAGTCGTCCTAAGACAGTAGCTGTTGTTCCCGGCGCATTTAAGCCGCCTCACAAGGGGCATCTAGATATGGTGCGGAAATATGCTGATATGGCAGATGAAGTTGTAGTAATCATTTCTAAGCCAACTAAACAGGGTCGATATTTACCAGATGGAACAGAAATAACTTCTGAAGATTCTCTCAAAATATGGCAAACGCTTGCTGCTGGTTTATCTAATGTTCGAATTGAAGCTTCGAAAGACCATGCTTCACCCGTGACTGCTGCATATGACTTTATTGGCGATAAGGGTCCACTAAATATTGGTGATACAGTCATTTTAGGCGCCAGCACAAAAGATGATGATTGGAAAAGATGGCTCAGTGCCAAACAATATGTTAAAGATGGAGTAAAACTTATAGATCCCGAGAGATCCGCTGTATCTCCTACAACACGCCCTAGCGGAGAGCCATATAGCGCAACTGCATTTAGGAACGCTCTTGGTGGTGCCACAGAAAATCGTGCTGAAATAGCTGATTTTGTTGGCGAAGAGAACGTAGACACTGTATTAGATATACTTGGTCTCTCAGCAGTTGAAGAAATGTCCGGTGCAGGAGGAGGCGCCGGCGCCGGTCTTACCGGGGCACCAGTCCCTTTGGCATATGGGTCGGCTAGACCCAAGAAAAAAAGAAGTAAACAAAAGGAATATATCGATTTAAGTTTGATTGATGAAGTTATTGAACTAATTATGAAAAGAGGCATTACAAAATGAATTCGAATGAAGAAACCATTCTCAGAGAAAGTATAAGATCTATTATAAGACATGTCAAGTCAAAAAGACTTGATGAAGAAAAAGAATTACGTCAGATCATTCAAAAAATGATGGACTTTGATTTGCTCGAAGCCCAAACACCAGATGTCGATCCATCACCAAACAAGTCAACTGGTATTAACGTACTTGAGGATCTACTCAAGAAGATTATACCCATTCTGGAAATCGATTACAAGTCTCTGACTACAAGTTCTGAACAGAGAGACTCTTATCGAGCGCACGTTCTTAATGCTGTTGAGAACTCTTTAACACCCGCTAAGTTGAACAACCAAGCTGGTGAAGAAGAAGCTGCTAGCCTTGAAGAAATAGATATTACAGTTGGTGATGATGCCGGCGAAGATAAATTTATCGACATTCGCACTGACGCTGAAAAGGCTGCTGACGAAGAAAAAGAAGAAGCAGACCCTCGTGATTCTTTTGGAGCCGGTGTTGATGGAGACGAAACTGGTCGTAATATGGCTTATCAGTCTTATAAAAAGGTTGAAAGCAATATCATTGACTCATATGAACTTCTTGCGAACCCTGAAGACCAAGAATTATTTTTTGATTACTTGATCGCAAACCTTAAGTTGTATTTTGAAAAGTTCGAAGAAGAATTAGCCAGCGAGTTGCCGGAACCAACCAACCAAGCATATGATATGGCTAAACAAGAACAGCCGGCTGATCAAGCTGGTCCTGACGATATTGAATTAGATTTATAACGGAAAATACATGACTCTGCCAACTGAATCCTTGGAACAATTATTAGAAGATAACTTGTATGCGATTGATGCTGAATCGATTGAAGATGACGAAGAACTAGACGATGACATCAAAGAGGATGCGCTCGAAACTATTCGAGACCGAGCACAAAAAATATCACTAGCAATTCAAGAATACATTGAAGCCAAGCTAACACAGTATGGTGTAGAGAGATCTGAATAATTTCATAATTTTAATTTGACAGTTTTCAGAATCACCATTATACTCAGAATGTGTTCTGCATGTGATAGTTAATTAAATGACAGTACAATCAAAGAAGATCACTACTAAATCTAAAAGTATAATTAAATTACTTAAAGATCAAAATAAAATCAATGATCAGTTATTAGTCTGTATTAATTCTTTATCTCTTGAAGATGTAATTGCTATCAAATTAGAATTGACTGCAAATAACATTAATAATAGGCTCTATGGTTTTGATATTTGGCGGGCATTACCTAACGTTGTAAAAGAAGCAACTCTGAAATTTGCTATCTCAACCACCAAGTCTAAAAAAGACGCTTCCAGATTTTTAGGCTTAACATACTTAGAATTCCTAAATATATGTAAGAAGTATCAAATTAATAACTTTTTTGATGCCTCTGATAAGGACTAATATTATGTTAATGACACTGCTAATGACTTTACTTGGGTGTGCTCCAGAAATGCAAGTTGAAGGAAGCGACACAGCACTTGGACCACTTCCATTACCTTTCATAGAATATGGAATTAATAAAACTGATATTTGCAGCCACGATCAATTAGGAGTCACAGTATGCGACTTCAAGTTCAATGATCAAAACGATGAACCTTGGAGACTATATGAGCACAAAGGAAAAGTTATTGTTTTAGACTTCTCGACTGCATGGTGTGGTCCTTGTCAAGCAGCAGGTCATTCTGCTCAGCCGGTTCAAGATGATTATAACGGAGAAGTAGTTGTGGTAACTTTAATGTTAGCCAACGTGTTGAACATGCCTCCGACCTTGGAAGATGTGCAAGAGTGGGCAGAAGATCACGGAAATACTTCATCTCCAGTGTTGCAATCTCCAGCACATCAGGTTATAGATCCAAACGGGATAAATGGATATATTGTTCAGGGATATCCCACTTACATTTATTTAAACAGAGACATGGAAATTCATTTAGGTCATACAGGCTTCAGTGAAGAATACATGCGAAACACTATCGACGAGTTATTATAATGTGGAAAGTATATAAAGAACATAATGGTTATGTACAAGGAGAGTTAGTAAGTAAACACTCCTCAGAGGCTGCTGCCCTAAAGGCGGCTGCTAAAAGTATAAAGTTTTCTTTTTCCGAAAAACAAAAAAAAGAGAAAGAAGTAATGATCTGGTTGGATGATGTGAATCATTCTCCAATTGGTATCATAATAAAAAACAAAAGGGGATGATTTGGCTTCGACAGGGCAGTGAAGAGGAATAGTGCAAGCAGGTTAGATACGACCTTAACAGTTCAAAAATATTAGTTGCAAACAACAACAACCACTTTGAAGACGCTGTTCTTTTAGCAGCGTAATCAGGAGGCTGGTTAGAGCCTTCTTTCCAATCTAACCAAAACAACAGACAAGTTGTAAAAATCAAAAACTCAATGCAACAGGATGGTAAGCATTGTTTTATAACCATCTATCTTTGTCAGTAGGTGATAGAAACTGACTATGCTTGTGAATGACTACAATTGGATTTGTTCTGGACGACGGTTCAATTCCGTCCATCTCCACCATTTACATAAAAAACCCGCCATTTCCATAACTCTGGACTATTTATTACATAAGGAGTTATGTTATGGCTAAGGTTTTAATAAATTGCGAAACATGCGATAAAGAGTTTGAGAGAGAAAAAGGAGAAATTAACAGAAGCAGGAAACTTGGAAGAAAGATATATTGTTCTTCTAAATGTTCTGGAAAAGGTAACGCTCATCACTTAGGGGAGCATCTCGGTAAAGGACGACCAGAAAACCTTTTGCAAAATAATGATCTCTCTCGTAGAGATGAATACACTGAATTTAAATGGTTTATGAGAGGCATTAAGAGAAGAAGGAAACAAAGACAAAAAGAATATGATGTTGACCTGCTTTATCTAAAACAAGTTTGGAACGAACAAAAGGGAATTTGCCCTTTAACTGGTTGGAAACTTGAACTTCCAAAAGACTCAACTAACTGGAAAAATGAAGAAAATAAAATGTATCGTGCATCACTTGATAGAATTGATAGCAATAAAGGCTATATTAAAGGAAATGTAAGGTACATCTCAGTTATCGCAAATTATTGCAAAAACGCTTTTACAGATGACGAGGTTATATTATTCTGTGAGTCCGTCTATAAACAGAACAACATAGTTTAACCATCTCCACCATCTATTTATATCATGAGGGATACAATATGAATATTTTCAAATGGTCTTATTGGTATAAAAAAGACAATAAAACAGAAACTACCAAAGAGCAGTATCAAACCAATGATTCTATGGAAATTGCGCTTTGGGAAATAAAGGATGTATTTGATCTAGAAACTGAGGAAGTGGATCAAGTTGTAATCCAAAAAAGAAAATATGCTGAAATTTTTAAGTTAAGAAACAAAAAGAAATAACTTTGTTAACATCTCGTATAGATATTTTATAAGAGGTACAAATAGTGAAAATAACCATCGCATTTTATAAAGGAAAAGGTGATATTCTCAATAAAATTGTTAGATGGTGGACAAACAGCAAATACAGTCACGCCGAAATGATACTTGATGATCAAGAAACTTGGATCAGTATCAGTCCAAAGCTTCTCAGCAAGATAGACTCTACAAGAAGGTTTTTTGCTAGTCATACTGAGTGGGACTTTATACCCTTGGAAGTGACCGAGGAACAATATAAGACGATATTAGACTTCTTTAACGAAACAAGAGGAAGCAAATATGACTGGTTTGGAATGTTGCTATCTCAGTTTCTACCTTTTAGAATTAAAACAGAAAACAGATGGTATTGCAGCGAGTGGATAGCATATGCTCTCAGAATTGCTAGTGTTGTTGACTGGAAGACAATTAAAATTTATGAACGAAAAGACTTATCACCCAGCGTATTACATGATATAGTAACGAAAATAAAAGAAAATGAAAGGAAGAAAATACAAGGTTGACGAGTGGGTTTATTACGATTTCCTACCCGAGCAAGATACGACAGGCAATTATCGTAAAAAAGCAGTAATACTTTCAATATGTTCTCAGCGTGATTATTATGACTACGAGATCTATATAGAAGAAACTGGTGTATACAAGAAGGTCCGTGAGGATTCATTATTTCCAGTTGAACAATGAAATAAATTTGTAGTATTATAAAAAATACTTATTTGAGGAATAAATGAATAATCTCGTTCTTTTTGACGTTGACGGCACTTTGACTGAAGCAAGGGATGCTATCTCTGTTAGGATGCTCAAGGCACTCAGAGAGCTTTGTAGGTACGCTGAAATAGGGTTTCTCACTGGTTCTGGGCTTGAATACATTAAGGAGCAGCTTTGGCCTGCTTTAAATGATCCAATTATAAAGCAAAATAGCCATCTTTTACCGTGCAATGGTACCGAATACGTTATAACTGATGGTATTGAAGAACTTATCTTTAACCACATTTCAAAAGCGTCGATGGAAGACGAAATTGGCGATGGCTCCATGAGAGAGTTGCTTAAGGTGCTTTGCGAAATGCAAGCACAAGTGGTACAAGAATACAGCATTCCCTTGACGGGCAATTTTATTCAAAACAGAGGCTCAATGGTTAATTGGTGTCCTATTGGAAGAGCAGCGAAAGGTGAAGCACGCGAAGCCTTCCTGTTATTAGATGAGCAGCTTGGTATAAGAAGAAAATATTTTGATATACTCTCAAAAGAAATTGCATCAAGAAAGATTGGCTTAACTTTGAAACTTGGCGGTGATACGTCATTTGATATTTATCCAAATGGTTGGGACAAGACATATGCTTTCAAACACTTTAATGAGCACGACTGGAATTTTTGGTTTGTTGGAGACCGATGTTATCCGCAAGGAAATGACTATGAAATATTCGAGCATCTCAAGCATACCGGTCGAGCGTTTGAAACGTCTGGCCCTCAAGAAACAATAGAAATAATAGATTTTCACATCTTAAGAGACATGTTATAAGGAGTTTAAGCATGAGTGAAGAAACAAAAACAGTAATGGTATCAGGAGGCTTCGATCCTGTACATGTCGGACACATCCGAATGATTCGTGAAGCGGCTCAATATGGAGATGTGATAGTTATTGCTAATTCTGATAACTGGTTACATAGAAAAAAGGGCTTTGTTTTTATGGAGTTTGAAAAAAGGTCTGAAATTTTGAGCGCACTCAAGGGTGTTATCTTAGTCGATTCTGTCGATGATACTGATGGTACAGTCTGTGAAGCAATTCGTCGTCACAAGCCAGATTATTTTGCTAATGGCGGTGACAGGGGAAAGAAAAACACCCCCGAACAAGACGTTTGTGAAGAAATGGGAGTAGAATTACTGTGGGGTATTGGCGGAGACTACAAAGCAGACGCCTCTTCAACACTAGTAAACAGGTTCAGAAAAGAACAAGAAAATGTAGAAGTTGCTCCACAACGCTCGAAAATTAAACACTCTGGAAGGTAGGTGACGGTGTGCTACATAAACAAGCACTAGTTAAATTAGACGAAGGGCTCTCGTTTATGGACTATATAACATCCAATACTAAAACTTTGAAGCTAGACTCGTCTTACAGGCCGCTTGAGATAGTTGATGCTCTCGAAGCCCTAGTTTTGTGCATAATAGGAAAAGCGCACGCCATCGAAACTTACAAAGAAGAAGTCAGATCTGTTTCAGAGTCTTTCAAACTTCCAGCAGTGATAGTCTTAACGAGATATGTAAAACTTCGTTTTCACTCCATGACTCCAAATAGGGCAAATATTATTTGGCGAGATCAAAACACATGCCAATATTGCTCAAAAGAATGCGAAAGCAAAGTTTTAACAATAGATCATGTTATACCTCGTTCAAGAGGCGGTGAAAACACTTGGAAAAACTTAGTTGCTGCTTGTAAGAAATGCAATCAAAAAAAAGGAAACAGAACTCCAAAAGAAGCTAATATGGTTTTACTACGAGAACCAAAAAGACCAAAATCAAACGTTCTTAGAACAGTAAGCAAAAAACAAATTAGTGATTTATGGAAAAACTATTTATGGGAAACAAATGAAAACTAAAAACAAAGTTTGCTATCTATCAGAATTAGGACACAGAAACTTTCAATATCCTAGTAATAAGAAAGCAATAATGAAATCTGAATGTAAATACGAAACACTTGCTTGGGTTCATGGAAGTAGAGATTTAAAACCTGTAAAGGTAAATGTGTCGTGTATTATTCCAATGGAACTTGACAACGATCCAGCCTATGATATATTGAAAGATAGCAATGAAAACAAAAACATTGTTGTTTGGATAGAAAAATAATAATTTCATAGGAGAAAAAATGTCTATTGTAACAAAACTTCAATCACTTAACCTTGCAGACGATGCAATGATTCATCTTACATACGAAGAGGGAGCAGATGTATTCGTACATAATGATACAGAAGTAGAGGATGCAATCAACGAAACTAGCGTTATTTATGAGTTTGCTTCACTCGTTGCTCAAACAAAGTTGGATGTTAGAAATCGTTGGTCTGGAAATATTCTAGAGCACCTTCGCAACGAAAGTTATCTTGATGATTATGAGCGTGGAACATACGGTTTTGAGAATTTTATTGCCGAAACCATCCGCGATAACTTTTACGATGTTGATCTAATTGAATATTCAACTGAGAAGTATGACCACAAGCGCGGCTTCACTACCCTTACAGCAGAAGTTGACATCCCGTTTGCTAACTTCGTACAGGTTAACCCAAACATTACTGGCTGGAAGGTTTCAGTAGAAACAGACAACGGCACTTTGACTTTCGACGCATAGTGCGCGCTGTCCTGCTCGCGCATTCAATAAGCGGGAGGGGGCTGCCCGACCCAAACGTAGGCAGAGGTTTACGGTTATCCTAGTTCTAGACAAAAAACCGTTTCTTTTAAAATAACACATATATACTTATGTGGAAACAGTGGTAGAACTAACAGTACTGGCGTTAGCCATGTTCTTGGTTGCGTTTTTTTGTATGAAGACGTTAGTAGTTCCAAAAAACACAACTACCGCTATGAATAAAATTTATGAAATCGAAGAGACGCTATACCAAAAACGATAAAGTTTTGGTTAAATCATTTGCTGGACCTGACGTATGTGTCCGCCTTGTTAAACGTTATCTACCGTCTAAAGCCGAACATAAGCTTGGTGTTGAAGGGTGGGAGGCGATCATAGAGGATAGCAAGGAAGTTAACAAGTTGCGCTCTCATGGTGTACCATATAATAAACAAGAAAAACCGAAAGTATGGGTGTTTGATAATCAAATAATAAAAAGATGTCACTAATTAAACCAGAAGGTCATTTATGCCCCCAAAAAAGAATTATGTGCTAGACACTAGTGTTTATTTAACTGAAGCTAGTTCTATTTTTAAATTTGAAAATCACGACATCTTCATTCCACTTAAAGTTCTCGAAGAGGTTGACGGACACAAAAAAAGACAAGACTCGGTTGGTTCCAACGCAAGACACTTTATCAGAATACTTGACGAGTTAAGAGCAAAAGGTTCTCTTGAAAAAGGTGTAAGAATAGATAAGGGCTTGGGAACGGTAAGAGTTTTATCTTATTCGTCTTTGGATAATGTTATATTTCCACCTGACTTAGATCTACGTCTCCCAGACCACACCATAATAGCGACTGCAATGGCTGCTCAGATGCTTGAGCCAAAACGAAAGACTGTTCTTGTTTCAAGAGACATCAACATGAGAGTTATTTGTGATTCTCTTGGGCTTCAAGCAGAAGACTACACATCGGAAGAAGCCGTAACGTCTTCTGATGAACTTTATAACGGCTTTGTGGTTCAGCCAGTCGATGACCAGATAATTGATAGGTATTATGCTGGCGAGGATGTTTTCATTGATGAAGAAGACATTCAGGAGCCTTGGTATCCAAATCAATATGTAATGCTAGTATCAAACGAAAATGAAAAGAAGTCTGCACTTGCTCGGTTTAAGAGTCATCACGAGCCATTAGAAAATGTTATTCACAAAAACATACCAGACTGGAAGATCGATGCTAGAAACAAAGAACAAGCATTTGCTATCGATATGTTGATGGATCCAGAAATAAAAATAGTTTCATTAGTTGGTCGTGCAGGCTCAGGAAAGACTTTGATGGCTATTGCTGCTGGTCTGCAACAGACAATAGGTTTACGAAGCGAGAATAACCACTACAACCGCCTTATTGTGTCTCGCCCGGTACAACCCCTTGGAAAAGACATCGGATATCTTCCAGGCACCATGGAGGAGAAAATGCTACCATGGCTGATGCCTATTCAGGATAACCTCAAGTTCTTGATGGGCGATCGAACATCTCTTGAAATGTATATGGAAAAAGGAAAGATTGAACTCGAAGCCCTCACCTACATCAGAGGTCGCTCCATAGCAAACGCATTCATTATTATTGATGAAGCACAGAACCTCACAAAACACGAAGTAAAAACTATTATTACTCGTATTGGTGAGGGCACAAAGATTATTTTAACTGGTGATGTCGAACAAATTGATAATGTATACGTAAATGAGACATCAAACGGTCTTGCTCACGCAATCGAAAAGTTCAAAGAATACAGAATAGCTGGTCACGTAACGTTCCGAAAGGGTGAGCGTTCGGAATTAGCTACACTAGCATCAAAAGTATTATAAACAAAACTTAATTTTTGATTTATATTAATCGAAAGGAGTGTCTTATTATGACTAACGAGCAAGCACAAACTGAAGCAACATTAATAAACGAAGCAGAACTAAATACGAGTCCTTTACCATCCATAATTGTTGAAAAAGACTCCGCCCTGAAGAGCTATTTAGTAGAGTATGTCGGTACGAAACTGAATAATGAATTGGTGACGGTAGAGATGATTACAGAAGTACTAGCAACAGAGTTCCCAGAATTTGTTATTAGTTTAGCAGAAGAGAATTTTTTACTGGGATATGAACAAGGGTTGAGCGATGCTGACGGATTACATTCAAGAAAAGCAGAAACAGTTGAAGAGTAAGTCCATGGACTTTTATACTCCGACTGGGTTACATGTATATATGCAACAACCAGTTGATGGTGTCGATGTGGAAGAAGTTATCCATAAAATGGAAACGGTATTGCCGCAACACTTCAGAGACGAGATAGAAATGATCATCTTTGGATGGTTTGATGAGTTTGAAGAGAGGAATATCAATGCATTCTACAACGATAACGCAATATACGTCTCGCATCTACAAGATGATGCAGCCGACTTATACGATGACTTAATACACGAAATAGCACACTCTTTAGAAGAAGCATATGGATATGAGATATATGCCGACGAAGACATCAAAGATGAGTTCTTAAGAAAGAGAAAATACCTTCACGATGTTTTGTGGAAGTTAGGATACAGAGCCCCGCTGTCTTTTTTTGAAGATATAGAGTTCAACCAAGAGTTTGATGACTTCCTGTACAAGAAGATAGGGTACGATAAATTATCAACCATAATGTCTGGTATGTTTATCAGCCCATACGCTGCGACTTCTCTGAGAGAATATTTTGCGACAGCCTTTACAGAGTACTTTTTGGACTCGAACCATGAGTTTTTAAAGAAGGTCTCTCCAGCAGCATTTTATAAAATTAATATGCTTAAAGATATGAAAGAGCTTGACTTTTAAAAAAAAGCGGTTATGATATAAAGTTAGGAGACAAAATGTCGCATATATCATATTCTGAATTAAAGGATTGGAGCTTCTGTCCTTTCTACCACAAGCTCACTCGTGTGGATGGTATCGACGGCTTCACCGGAAACGAATACACTGCTTTTGGTTCTGCTATTCACTCTGTGTGTGAGAAGAAGCTTCTTCAAGAAGAGATAGCTGAAAACTTTTTTGTTGAAGAGTTAAAGAAGAATATAGCTGCTTTGGATGAGGAAGTTGATAACAAGCTTGTTCACCAGATGATGAAGCAAGGGAATGCTATTATTCCTGAAATTGATGACGCTCTTAGTGAATATTTTGAGGAGTATGAAGTCCTTGCAGTTGAGATGCCTTTGATGGAACAAATTGACGGTCACGAACACAAGTTTAAGGGCTTTATCGACGCAGTTGTTGCTACACCCGATGGAAAAGTACACATCTTCGACTGGAAGACTTGTTCGTGGGGCTGGGACTCTAAAAAGAAAAGCGACAAGATGATCACATATCAACTTACTCTTTATAAGCATTTCTTCTGCCAAAAGATGGAAGTAGATCCAAAGGATATAGAAACTCACTTCGCACTACTTAAACGTACAGCCAAGAAAAACCATGTGGAGTTTTTTAGAGTTACTAGCGGTCCAAGAAAAACAGAAAATGCCCTTAAACTTTTAAATACGGCATTGTACAATATTAAAAACCAACGATACATCAAGAACCGTTTGTCGTGTACCGGTGGTTATGGTTGTAAATTTTATAAGACAGAACACTGTCCTTGAGGAATAAATGAAAAAGAAAAAAATACTGGTCTTATCTGACCATCCGCTTTCTCCTTCTGGAGTTGGAACACAAACTCGTTATATGATCGAAGCATTACTTAAGACCGGTCGATACGAGTTTGTTTGTTTAGGTGGCGCTATGAAGCACCAAGACTACACACCAGTCAGGGTTGACCCATGGGGCGATGACTGGAGAATTTTTCCAGTAGATGGCTACGGGAACCATGAGATTGTAAGATCTATAATGCAAAAAGAAAGACCAGATGTACTTTGGTTTATGACTGATCCTCGTTTCTACGAGTGGCTCTGGGAGATCGAGAATGAAGTAAGAGCTAACGTACCGATGGTGTACTATCATGTTTGGGATAACTTCCCAGTACCACATTTTAACGCACGCTGGTACCGCTCAAATGATCATATTGCATGTATTTCTAAGGTTACTCACCAAGTTGTACAAGCAGCCGCGCCTGATGTTGATAGCACTTATCTCCCACATGCTGTCCCAAACACGGTATTCCGACCCGCTGAAACAGCAGAAGAAAAGGCTTCAGCGCAACAAATCAGACAACAGGTTTTTGATTCTAGTTCAATGAAGAACCCAAACAAGAAGATTTTCTTTTGGAACAGCAGAAATGCACGTAGAAAGCAAAGCGGAACACTTATTTGGTGGTTCAAAGAGTTTCTTGATGAAGTTGGGCACGATAAGGCATCCCTTTTGATGCACACAGATCCGCGAGATCCTCATGGACAAGATTTGCCGCATATTATCGAACACCTTGGAATTACAGACGGTCAAGTTTTACTCTCGTCGCAGAAGGTTCCACCAGATGGTTTAGCATCTATGTACCGTGCAGCAGACTACACTATTGGTATTAGTGATGCAGAGGGCTTCGGTTTATCAACTTTGGAGTCCCTGTCTAGTGGTACTCCTATCATTGTTAACATGACTGGTGGGTTACAAGAGCAAGTTACTGATGGAAAGAACTGGTTTGGATGGGGAATTCAACCGGCTAGTAAGTCTATCATCGGCTCTTTGCAGGTTCCATACATTTATGAGGACCGCATAAGCCAAGAAGACTTCAATAAGGTGATGAAAAGCGCACTTAAATTGACCGCTCCGAAATATAAAAAGATGGTCGAGGCGGGACTGAAACACGTCAAAGATAACTATAGCTTTGAGAAGTATGAAACTTCATGGGTAAATTTAATGGATGAAATTATAGAAAAACACGGTTCTTGGGAAAACAGAACCAATCACAAAAGATGGTATCTCATGGAGGTGGCATAATGAAGAAAACTGTATTATTGAGAGGACCAGTTCTCAGCCGCTCCGGATACGGAGAGCAAACTAGATTTGCTTTAAGAGCATTGCGCAGTCGCGAGGATATATTTGATATTTTTATTCATCCGCTCGGATGGGGACAAACCGGATGGGTTTCTTCTTCTGATGAAGAAAGAAAGTGGATTGATCAAAAGATAGAGAAGACAATTAGTTACGTCCAAAATGGCGGTACGTTTGATATTTCTGTTCAATCTGCACTTCCTAATGAGTTTGAGAAGCTGGCGACCACAAACATCGGTTACACTGCTGGAATAGAAACAACAAAGTGTGCGATAGAGTGGATAGATAAAGCAAATTCTTCTGTTGATGAGATAATTTTTGTTTCAAGTCACTCCAAGAATGTATACGACAACACAACTCATATTGTTGCCGTTAATGCTCAAGGGCAAGGAAAAGTAATTGAAAATCAAAACGATCCGATACTGCAAGATCCCAATTTCCAACTTCGAGAAATGAGTTCAACCGTAGAGACGCACGCAGTAAATTACCCAGTTAAAAACTATGACGATCTTAGTGCTCTAGATTTGAATCTAACCACCGATTATAATTTTGCTTGTGTTGCTCAGTTTGGACCCAGAAAGAACCTACAAAATACCATTGAGTGGTTCATTCAGGAATTCCATGACGATGCCGATGTGGGCTTGATAGTAAAGACTAATGTTGTTAAGAATAGTCTCATTGATAGAGAAGCATGTGAGGGTCGTCTAAAAGGAATAACGTCAAAATATCCAGATAAGAAGTGTAAAATATACCTTCTCCATGGCGATATGACTGATAAGGAGATGCACGAAATTTATTTAAATGATAAAGTATTCGCTGCCCTATCTCTAACACATGGTGAAGGCTTTGGTCTTCCGTTGTTTGAAGCAGCTTATATGGGTGTTCCTGTAATCGCCCCAGGCTGGTCAGGGCAAATGGATTTCTTGTGTGATGAAAATGGAAAAGAACATTTCTATAATGTTGCGTTCGATTTGAATCCTGTGCAAGAAGAGGCGGTTTGGCAAGGTGTTATTCTTAAAAATTCAATGTGGGCATATGCTCGTGAGACCTCCGCAAAAGAAAAGATGCGCGCATGCTACAATGACGCTAAAGAAGGCAAGCTAGATGAATATCAGCAATATGCTGAAGCCCTTAAAGAAAGATTCAACGAGAGCAAGATGTACGAACAATTTATTGCGGCTATGGATGTTGAAGCTTCCTTTAACGTTGAGTCTTGGTTGAATGATTTAGATATCGAAGAAATGGAATGAAAATAGTATTTGTCGCTGACTTCTTTGCTGATCAAGTGCTTGGCGGCGGAGAACTAAACAACGAGGAGCTAATAAATATACTAGTTTCACAAGGACACTCTGTAGAGAAAGTTAATAGCCATGTTGTAACAAGCGAATTCGTTGAACAAAGAAAAGATCACAAGTTTGTAATTGCTAACTTTGTAGCACTTCCTCATGGAGCCAAAGAACTGTTTTATGATAAGCAGTATATAATATACGAGCATGATCACAAGTATTTAAGCACCCGCAATCCGGGTGTTTTTCCTAATTTCAAAGCACCAAGCGAGCACGTCATTAATTTGGAATTTTATCAGAACGCCAAAGCAGTATTGTGTCAGTCGGCATTCCATACAGACATCGCACTAAAGAACACAAATCTAACAAACCTTGTAAATCTTGGTGGAAACATATGGGACATAGACTCATTGAACTTTGTATCCGAACAAGCCGATGTAGAAAAAAACGGTAGATACGCTATAATGAATTCAAACATAAGACACAAGAATACCGCTGGTGCAATAAAGTTTTGTAATGCAAAGGGATATGATTACACTTTGATCCAAAGTGGAGAATACAAGCAGTTTCTCAAAGCAATGGGAGAAAACAAGTCGCTAGTATTCCTTCCAGAAACCCCAGAAACGCTTTCTAGGATAGTTGTAGAGGCTCGGATGATGAATATGGGGATTGTTACCAATAAGTTAATAGGAGCCGCTAGCGAGCCTTGGTACGCTCTTAAAGGGCACGAACTGATAGAAGTGATGAAACAAAAGAGAAGTGAAATAACAAACAAGGTTTTGGAGAGTTTAAAATGAAAAAAGAAAAAGTTTATTGCCTTGACTATAATCAACATGCCGGTAAATGGATATATGATGGATATCAAAGTGCTTGGGAACACCTTGGCTACGAATTACAAGTCGGGAGAGATTCTGAAAATTCTCAAACGACCTGCCTTTCTCTGATCCCGACCAACTCTGAACTATTAAGCGAAGAGTATTACATGATGTCTGTTGCCTCGCTTTTTGGAGATTCTGATAGTATTAAAGCCCTACAGCATTCGAAAAAATCGTTTTTGTTTGTACAGCCAAAAGTATTTCCAGAACCATGGGGAAGACACCCAAACTATGTTTGCAATCTTGAGCAGCAATGGGTTGATGAGATAAGTAAATTAGATAATGTTATTCTGTGGACATTTACAAATGTTAGTGAAGAAGGCCAGCAAAAGTATTTTACTCAATGGGATAAAAAAATACACACTTTCCCATTAGCATTTGACTCTATCAACTATAAGCCACAAGAAGTTGAGAAAATGAAACAGTTCGATATATGTTTCGTTGGCGGTTGGGCGGACAATGGTTTTAATGAGAAAAGAAAGATAATTTTAGATATCTTCAAGAGCTTTATGGAAACTGATTTAAAGTGTGGTTTTTTCGTAAACAAAAATCTGACTCACCAACAAGAATGTAATCTTTTAGCAAATAGCAAGCTGACACTGAATATTCATGATGCTTATCAAAGAGTTCTTGGATACGATACAAACGAGAGGACGTTTAAGTCTTTGGGTCTTAACGGGCTCATGGTATCAGACACGGTCGGACAGTTGAACCAAATATTTCCAGATGTAAGGACAAGTTTGGAACCAAAGCAACTCGTAGAAATTACGAAAGAAATATTAGCAATGCCGGAAAATGATAGAGAAGAGTTGCGTCAAAAGAACAAAGATGATATATTAAAGAACCACACCTATGTGAACAGGCTGCAAGAGATGCTGAAAATATGAGTCCCAAAGTAACCATCATAATACCTTGCTATAACTCAGAGAAGTGGATCGAAGAATGTATCATGTCTGCGCTAAACCAAACTTATGATAACAAAGAAGTAATTTTTGTTGATAATGAAAGTTCCGATTCAAGTTTAGAAATAGCAAAAAGAATACAAGAAACTCACAAAGAATTAGTAGTCGAGACAGCAGAAAACATCTACAAACATTCTTATCAGGAACCAGTAGAAAAGGCGCTGAGTATTTCGACCGGTGAATATGCAACAATATTGGGATCTGATGACTTCATCGATGAAGACTATATAAAAAATATAGCCGAAATTTTAAGCAAGTCTGATAAAATTTCCGTATTACAGTCTCCGGTAAGGGGCGTGAAGGGCGTAGAAAAAACATTTGTAGGGGAGATCTCACATTCTTATAAAAATCTGCAACAGTTTAAAGAACAGCTTTTCATTCGATGCCCAGTAACGACACCGACGATAGTGTTTAAAAAATCTTTGTATGATAGTGGAATTGTTAGATGGAAGTCAGAAGAATACCTTGGCGCATGCGACTATGAGCTATATTTTAACTTGACAGATAATAATGTTTTCATATATCCTTTTCCGAAATGGATTGGGTACTACTATAGATGGCACGAAGATCAGTGTACTTGGGGAATGCACAAAGAAAAAACTAACTTCGATCAAAAAATCAAAGACTATTGGAGAAACAAGTGGACACAAACTTAACAGAAGAAGACTTGAGAAATTTTGAATTAGAAATATTTGATTTATTCAAGAATAAAAAAATTCATTCTCCAATCCATTTGCGTGGCGGAAACGAGAAACAGTTAATAGAAATTTTCAAAAATATAAAACACGAAGATTATTGTTTTGCGACTTGGGCTAGCCATTTAGAATGTTTATTGAAAGGCGTTCCAAGAGAAGAATTAAAGAAAGCAATATTGAAAAATAAATCTATTTGCCTATCTTTTAAAGAATACAATATTTTGTCTTCTGCAATTGTTGGTGGAAATGCGCCGATCGCCGTTGGTATAGCAAAAGGCTTGAAGATGAAAGGTTCAACTCAACACGTATGGTGTTTCGTGGGCGATATGTCGTTCTATACAGGTAGCGTACAGGAAAGTTTAAGGTACGCAGAAGTACATGACTTACCAATTACTTTTGTGGTAGCTAATAATCACAAAAGCGTTGAAACGCCGACAGAAGAAGTGTGGGGTAATGATATTAAGGAACTTGCAATTAACTCAAAGAAATGCATCTATTATGAATATGAAAACCATTTCCCTCATGCTGGAATTGGAGAGAAGGTATTATTTTAATGACTAACTTAAACTACGCAGAAGAATTAAACAAAGCAATGTCTTATCTTTCTGAACAGGAAGATACCATTTTTCTTGGACAAAGCATGGTATATGGAGGAATTGCTATCGCTAATTCATTTAACTCTATACCTTTGGAAAAAAGAATTGAGATGCCTGTCGCAGAAAACCTACAGTTAGGCATCTCAACTGGAATGGCGTTAACGGGTTATATCCCGATATCCGTGTATCCAAGATGGAACTTTTTGATCTTGGCATCAGACCAGTTGGTGAATCATTTAGACAAACTTTCGGAAATGACTTTGGGGCAATATAAGCCAAAAGTAATTATAAGAGTGGCAGTCGGAGTAACAAAGCCGGTGGATCCACAAGAACAGCATGTTGGAGACTTTACAGAAGGTTTTCAGAAAATTGTAAAGAATATTAATATTGTGAAGCTAGAAAAGGCAGAACAAGTTATGGAAGAATACATCAAGGCGTACACACGCACAGATGGAGTTTCGACTATTCTAGTAGAAGAACATCAGTTTTAAAATGAAGATACTGTTAGTAGCAAATAAAACTATCAGAGGAAACCCAGATAGTATTTCTTGGTATTTCGCAGACCCGATGAAAAGTCTTGGGCATGAGGTGTATTTTTACGACACTGTTAGCGGCGATCCATCTGGTACTTTTACATCAGTTCTAGAGAGCTTTAAACCAGATCTGGTGTTCTGTATTACAACAGGAAACCAAAACATGACGCCATATGAGCCATGGGAAGAACTTCTTAAGGAAACGAAGTCTGGTCGAACTAAAACATTTAATTGGTTCTGTGATGATACATGGAGATTTGACAACTTTTCTTCAAAAGCATGCGAGAACTTCACGGTGTGTTCGACTCCAGAGAGGAGCCACTTACAAAAATACAAAGAAATAGGTTACGACAATATTATATTAGCCAATTGGCATGCTCCTTCTGAGTATTTTCCAAGTGTAAAATTTCAAGATAAGAAATTTGAAACTACTTTTATTGGTAGACTTTCGCAACAAAGAATAAAGTTTCTTGAAAAAACAAAAGTAAAAATACAAGTCATACACAACTTAACTCAGGAACAAATGTTTCATGCATTTTCAAATACAAAATTTGGAATCAACCTATCAGTAAACTACAATGATCCAGAACTGAAAACACAAATGAAACAAAGAATATTTGAAACTACCGCTGGTGCTGGGTTGCTTGTTACTGAATATCACCCCGGTATAGAAGAATACTTTGAGATAGATAAAGAAATAATAACGTTCGAAACAACAGAAGAGTTTAGAGAAAAAGTTACTTTCTTACAAAACAAACCACAAATAGCTGAGAAGCTAGCAAAAGCAGGTCATGAAAGGTTTTTGAAAGAACATGACTCAAAGATAAGACTAAGCAGAGTATTAGAAGAGATAATGGGAATATGAATGTTTTAATCACCGGAGGAAAGGGTTTTCTTGCAAAAGAGATGGTGCGCTATTTTTCGGACAAAAAACAATACACCTTGATGGTCACTGATAGAAGCACGCTAGATCCTACAGATTATGAGAATGTAAAAGATTTTTTTGATAATGTAACCGTAGATGTTGTTATACACACTGCTGTTAAGGGTGGAAAGCGTGGGCATTTCGATAACACAAGTAATTTTTTTGATAATATTGCAATGTTTGATAATTTATCAAAATTCTCAAACAAGTTTCAAGTAATGTTTAATTTTGGTTCTGGTGCTGAATTTGATAGAAGGTTTGATATCAAAAATTCTATAGAGACAGATGTTTTTAAATCAAATCCTGTGGACATGTATGGTTTATCAAAAAATTTAATAACTAGAAGAATATACGAACTTGATACCAATATCTATAACTTAAGATTATTTGGATGTTTTGGGGTACATGAAGAACCACAAAGGTTGTTTAAAACATGTTATGAAAACTTTGCAAAGGGAATAAACGCGAATATAACCCAAGATAAGTATATGGACTATTTTTACGCACAGGATATCGGTCGTGTTATCGAGTACATCATTGCAAACCACGACATATGGGAAATGTCACCGGACTTTAATCTGTGTTACAGAGAAAAATACAAACTAAGCGAGCATGCTGCAATGATAAAAAGATTGACAAATAACACCGAAGATGTTATTATTAAGTCTAACGAGATTGCATATTCCTATACCGGAGATAATTTTCTTCTGGAAGAATTAAATATCGAACTCGTTGGACTAGAAAAGGGTATAAAAGAATGTCTGAAAAATTGGAGCAAATCCTAAACTTAGTTTCTGAGTATGTTGCTGAGAAGCAAGAAAACGAGAAGTGGATACCCGGTCAAGACTGGGTTTCTTATTCTGGACCGGTCTTTGACGATAAGGAATATCTTGCGGCTATTAGGCAAGTGCTTGACGGTTGGATGATCTTTGGAAAGAACGCAAGTGAGTTCGAGCAAAAGTTTCCATCAAAGCTTGGAAAATTGTACGGAGCACTCACAAACTCCGGAAGCTCCGCCAACCTTCTTATGGTTGCAGCTACAAAGTCCAATAGATTCAAGAAACAACTGAAAGACGGTGATAAAATCATTACACCAGTTGTTTGTTTTCCGACAACCATCAACCCCATCATCCAAAACAATTTGGTTCCAGTATTTGTAGATGTTGAGTTGCCCAGTGTTAACTTGGACCTCGACAAAGTTGAGGAAGCCCTTGAGGCAGACCCAAGCATCCGAGGAATTATGTTTGCTCATGTTCTTGGAAACCCGCCAGACATGGACCGCTTGATGGCGCTTATTGAAAAGTATGATCTTGTCTTTTTAGAAGATGCCTGTGATGCTCTTGGTTCTTATTACGACGGTAAGAAACTTGGTTCGTTTGGCGATATGTCTACTTGCTCTTTCTTCCCTGCTCACCACATGACGATGGGTGAAGGTGGTTTTATCGCAACAAACAGTTTGAGGACAAAGACTATTCTTGCTAGTGTTCGTGACTGGGGTCGTGCTTGTTATTGCAACACGCAGAAGCCCGGAAACGTAACAAGCGCGACAGCATGCGGAAACAGGTTTAAGAACTGGTTGCCGGGGCTTAAGGAAGCCGTGTATGATCATCGCTATGTCTTTGACGAAATTGGATATAACCTCAAGCCGCTTGATTTACAGGCTGCAATGGGTCTGCAACAGCTTGATAAGCTTGAGATGCTAGATAGTGCTCGTAGGGTTAACTGGGAGAAGATGAAGCAAATATTCGCCCCTTACGAGCGTTTCTTTCACATTCCAGAAGCAACAGAAAAGTCTGATCCTTGCTGGTTTGCTTTTCTTCTGACTGTAAAAGAGGATGCACCGTTCTCCAGAAGCGATATTGTTGAGCACCTAGAAAGCTTCAAGATCCAAACAAGATCTTATTTCTCTGGAAACATTCTTGCTCACCCCGGTTACATACACATGGCTGAGGAGTATGGCGACATGAACGTTACATTCCCTAATGCTCAGTTGGTTACAACCAACTCATTCTTCTTGGGGACATATGCTGGTCTGACTGACGAGAAGATTCAGTATATCAAGGAAGCGGTTGATGGTTTTTTGGGAGACTTTGAGTGAAACTCGTTTATGTGACTGGATGTCTAGGCTTTATAGGCTCGTATGTTACTAGAAAGTGTCTTGAGCGCGGCTGGAAAGTTTACGGCATTGATAAGGAAACATATGTCGCCAACAGGTCTTTGTTACAAGAGTTTCTTGCTCACGACAACTTTCATTATTTAAATGTTGATATAAAAGACCTAGACCATCTATATGACTGTGACTATGTTATTAACACTGCCGCTGAATCTCATGTTGGAAACAGTATTATTGATAGCAAAGAGTTTATCAACAGCAATATTGTTGGCGTACAAAACCTTCTCGATCTAATCAAAAATAAGCCCGTTAATTGTAACCGTCGTCCAATTTTCTTCCATTTTAGTACCGACGAGGTATATGGAGACATTGTTGAAGGCGAGCACACGGAAACAGATTTGCTTCATCCTAGTAACCCTTACTCTGCCGCTAAAGCCGCGGCAGACATGCTTGTTCTTGCTTGGGCGAGGACTTATGACTTAGAATACGTCATATTGCGACCAACGAATAACTATGGTATTGGACAGTATCCCGAAAAGCTTATACCTCTGTCTGTTAAAAACCTTATGAGAGACAAAAAGATACGCTTGCACAACGGGGGCACTCCAGTTAGAAATTGGCTTCATGCAGATGATACTGCGGAAGCCGTGATGGCTATTATAGACTCCGGAAATGTAAATGAGATCTATAATGTTGCCGGTGGATTCGAACAAAAAAATATTGAGACAGTATTAAAAGTAATTGACTGTTATCATGAAAGTGATTATAAATGGGAAGAACATGTCGATTTCTCATATTCTCGTGAAGGACAAGATGTACGATATGCTTTAAATGATGATAAATTGAGAAACTTAGGGTGGTCTCCTAGAAAAGTTTTTGATGATGAAATTAGGTCCATCGTAGAATATTACAAAAATAATTTTATATGGTGAATAATGAAAACTGAATGGCACAATGGATTGAAGAAGACCATTATAGGTATACCTTTATCGAAGAAGGCGCCGCGATGGCGCTCATCTCCACCACGACCAGAATTGCAATTGGCTGACCTGGGTTCACGCGGACCATTTGTAGATGGATTCCGAGATTACGTGAAGGATGAGCAGTTAGCAAAATTAATCGAAGGCAAAAGAATCGCTTATGTTTGCCCATCTCCTCACTTGAAAGGAATGAAGATGGGAGAGTATATTGATTCTCATGATCTTGTTGTAAGAGTTAATCAGGCATACCACATGCGCGAAGAAGACTGGGAAGATTACGGTCAACGGACTGATATATTGATGAACTGCCTCAACATAAACAAGATCAATGCACTCCGCAAAAATATGGATTACGCACGCTCATTAAAATATATTGTGTGCCCGATGGTATCCATGTGGGATATTCAGAGAGTAAACGATTTCCTTGACGAAACCGGTACACCATGGCATAATGTATGTGATGGTTATTTGTTTAAAGTATTCAAAGAAGTGGGGACTACTTGCAACACTGGGCTGATGGGTGTCATAACACTTTTAAACTATGATGTAAAAGAAGTATACGTTACAGGTATGACCTTCTTCAACATGAACACATTTGGGCAAGTATATTATGGGAAGTATTACGAGGAAGCTCTAAAAAATGGTAATTTTAACGAAGCATCAAAAAATATCCCCAATTTTGCAGATCTTCGGATTGACATTCATCAACAAGTTCCACAAATAAATTATTTTCACAAGATGGTTTATTTTCACTATGACAGAAAACTCACATTAGATGATTATCTGGAAGAAAACTTTAAAAAAACAATAGGATTGATTAAGAGAAAATGAAGACAGTAGCAATGATTCCTGCTCGCATGGGCAGCACTAGAATTCCAAAAAAGAATATTCGATTGCTAAACGGTGTTCCAATGATAAGCTATATTATCAGGGCAGCAAAAGCAGCAAACTGTTTTGATGAGATTTACGTTAACTCTGAATCAGACATCTTGGGCAAGATTGCGCTTGAAGAGGGAGTAAAGTTTTATAAAAGGCCAGATGCGCTTTCTACGAATCGCGCAACAAACGATGAGTTTACAGCAGACTTTATGAACAATATTGACTGCGATGTGCTTATTCAATTGCTACCGACCTCTCCTTTTATATCAAAAGACGATATTGAAAGCTTCACCAGAAAGATGATTGATGACAACCTAGATACACTTATATCTGTTACAAACCAGCAAATTGAATGTGTATACAACGGTAGTCCGATTAACTTTGATCAAAAGAAACTGTCTCCTCCCTCGCAAGACTTGACACCAATTCAACCTTATGCGTGTGGATTGATGGGCTGGAGAACTGAAAATTATATGAACAATATGAGTAAATATGATTGCGGATACCATGGTGGAGATGGAAACATCGGATTTTACACACTTGATGGTTTTGCAATTGTTGACGTTGATAACGAAGAGGATTTCCAGCTAGCAGAAGTTGTTGCACGTTCACTATCCTCTGAACAGTATGCACCACAATACTATGGCGAGGAACACTCGGAAGTTGATGTTCCATCAATCTTAGCAAAGGATGGGGTGATGAATAATAACTTGCATGATGCGAATAAGGAGATCGTCAGTGTTAACGATATCAGAGCGTCTTTTGATAGTAGCACATCGTGGAGCCACAGAGTAGTCAACACCGAAAACAACAGTGCTACCATTATTCACCAACAGCCCGGACAAGGAAACCGTCGCCACTACCACCCAGATTGGAATGAATGGTGGTTTATTATTGACGGAGAATGGATTTGGGAGATTGCCGGCGAAAAGAAATTAATCAAAAAAGATGACATAGTATTCATCCAGAAGGGAGTGGTTCATAGGATTGAAGCCACCGGAGACAAGCCTGCAATCAGGCTTGCGGTCAGCAGGGAAGATGTCGCACATGTTTACCCAGATGGAGATATGGAAAATGTCGAAAAATAAAACAATATTTATAATTGGATCTGGGCCCTCTTTAAAACAAATTGACATGAGCTTACTGAAAGACAAAGACACTTTTAGTATGAATAGACAATATATTGCTTATGAAGACTGGGGGTTTTATCCAACTTATTACGCAATGATTGATCGTAATCTTATTAAAACCGTGTTTGCAGACGATGTTGAGCCAAATATGATAAACAATGATAAATGTAGTATCAGTAAATATATTTTTTCAAACAACTACCAAACTGGACTTACCAACCTCGACAAATATCAAGATCCTCCGTTTGATTGTAAAACAAATGTTATGGTGGTTGAAAGACTTTCAAGTGTGTTTACTGAAGAAAAATTAGAGTTCCTCAATAATAGAGAAAATAATAAATTTTCAATTTTGGAAGGCAAAACCATAGTTCATACCGCGGCATATGGGAATTGTGGAGTATTTGCTACAGCTATGTCTGTTTTAATGGGGTATGAGAGAGTTGTCTTACTTGGGGTGGATCTAAAATATGTTGATTGGAAAGAAAGCGTAGAATCCGGAGAGGACCTGTCGCACTTCCATCCAAAGTATTTTGATGTAGAGTCATTTAATGAAAGCAGAACTCATGGGCCGCCTTCTCGCGAAAACATTACTACTGAGCCGTGGGAGAAAGTAATCAGTTTACTAAACGAAGCATTCTCCGAAGCCGGCCTTATTCCACCAGAAGTTATATCTGCTACCCCCGGTTCACCTCTTAACTCAGTGTTTAGATATATCCCTTTTGATGAAATCATAAGAGAAGAAAATGAAGATTGATTTTGAAAACAAAAAAGTCCTTGTCACGGGTGGAACCAGAGGCATTGGTAGGCAGATTGCCAAAGATATGCTAGAACTCGGTGCGGATGTTACTATCACTGGACGAAGCCCTGAAGTCGATTTCACAGGTGTGGAATATATGCAGGTAGACTTTCTGGATGACGACAATACAAATAGGTTTATTGAAGAAATTTCAAACCGAACATACGATGTCTGCATAAACAATGCTGGGATAAATAAGATTGATTCATTTTGTGATGTTGAACGAGAGGATTGGAACAACATTATGAAAGTTAACTTAACGGCCCCATTTCTTGTGCAGCAGGCAGTTGCTCCAAGCATGATTAAGCAACGCTACGGCAAAATAGTGAATATATCCTCTATATGGGGTTCTATCAGCATTGCTGAGCGCGCCTGCTACTCTACCAGTAAGTTTGGCTTACGAGGTCTTACACTAGCCTCCGCGGCTGAATTAGCGCAATTTAATGTACTTGTTAACACTGTGTCGCCCGGATTTACACTGACTGACTTAACTCGGCAAGTACTTGGTTCAGAGAAAATGCAGGAAATATCACAAAACATTCCCATGGGCCGCATGGCAGAACCAGAAGAGATTTCAAAAACAGTTTTATTTGTAGCAAGCGAACTGAACTCATACATCTCAGGTCAAAACATAATTGTTGATGGTGGGTTTGTAAATGTTTGAGATTGATTCACTGAAGATTAAGTCATATCGAAGAGAATACACAGTGGATTTCTGCAATCTAAACAAAGAACTATTGAGTTCCTATGATGACAGTACGCGCATCATAATCGATTCAAATATATACAAGAAATATCCTATATTTAAACAATACTTTGATGCATCAAATATGTACATCATCGAAGCAAGCGAACAAACAAAAACACTCAAAACTTGTGAAGAAATAATAAGTTTTTTGATTTCTAGCAATTTCAAGAGAAACCATAAGTTATTAGCAATTGGCGGCGGTATAACTCAAGATGTTACTGCTTTTACTGCATCTGTTATTTATCGCGGTGTTGAGTGGGAGTTTATGCCTACAACATTGCTTGCCCAAGCAGACAGTTGTATTGGGAGTAAGAGTTCTATAAATTTCTTAGACACAAAAAATTCATTAGGGACGTTCTATCCACCATCTTATATTAACTGTTGCCCAGAGTTTTTGAAGACACTGAGCACTGATGATATTAAGTCTGGTATCGGTGAGATACTACATTATTATCTGATTGAAGATAGTCAACTTATTCTTAATTTTGTTAGCGATTACAATAACATATTATTGGATCCTGTGCGTCATTTATCTAAATATGTTGCTGAGAGTTTGAGAATTAAAAAGAATATGATCGAGAGAGATGAGTTTGATCAAAACGAGAGAAGGGTCTTTAATTACGGACACACATTTGGTCATGCGATTGAATCGATAAGCAATTATCGAATACCCCACGGTCTTGCAGTGACTATTGGTATGAATTTGGCTAACTATGTTTCACTCAGAAAAGGCTTTATCAACAAAAATGAATACGATCAATTGCATTCAGCAATAGTGATGAACCTGATTGATTACAGAGTTCCTGCAAACTTACAAGAAGAATACTACTCTCTGTTGATGAAAGATAAGAAAAATGTTGGCAATTGTATAGTTTGTGTGTTACCTTATGGTATCGGAGACATACGAGTAACAAAAATCACCGATCATCGAGAACTAAAAAATATCATCCACGAATACATGTCGGGTAATTTATGTCTATAGCACGAAGCACTAAATTTAATATTAAGGTAGATTTTGAAAAAAGTCACGATTCTTATCTGTTTGACAAAAGAACACAGAGAGAATATCTAGATTTTTTTGGGATGTATGCCTCGTTGCCCTTGGGTTATAGTCACCCTATATTCTCCACACCGGAGTTTATAGAAGAGTACTTGAGAGTATCAAAATATAAGATCAACAACTGTGAGTTTGTATCGGATGAGACTGAAGAATTTGATAGAATGTTTAGTGAATATGCTGGAAAGGGTCGCTTCTCACATTTTCACTATTCCTGCACAGGAGCACTAGCGGTTGAAGCAGCAATCAAGACATGCCTACAGTACAAAAAATACCACACCTTAAATGTCGTATCTTTCAACAACAGCTTTCACGGTATAAATGGTTATGGCGGTTTTGTGACTTCAAGGTTCCCCGGCGCCGATGCTAGATTAGATGGTCTTCCAGAGGCTTACTCGACAAAGATATACCCAGATATTAGAGAAGTACACAGGACCCTTGGGAGAACCGACGTTACCTGCTTGATTGTTGAGCCTATACAATGCAGTGCCGGAGATGTCTACTTTGACAAGCAGTTTTTCCAAGCCCTAAGAGAGGCATGCACCAAACATGACGTTCCTCTTGTGTTTGATGAAATTCAAGTTGGTTTCGGAGGCACGGGTAAGCTTTGGTACTACGAACATTTAGGTATCGAACCAGACATTGTTATATTCGGCAAGAAAACACAACTTTCTGGGATTATGGCACAAGAAAAGTACGGAGAGATGTTCAGCGCACAAAACTCTATCAGGCTTGAAGTTACTTGGGATGGTGATATATCTGATATGGTAAGATGCAAATATATTATGAAAGCATATGAAGAAGACAACATACTGGATAATGTAAACAAACAAAGTAACACTTTGGTCCATGGGTTATCTGATATAGATGGAATACTAAATTTAAGAAATTGTGGATTAATTATAGGATTTGATTTACCAAATTCTCAAAAACGTGATATATTGGTAGAAAAGTTGTATAAAAACGGACTAATTTGTAACAAAACGGGTGTTAGATCGATCAGATTAAGACCAAATTTAAATTTGAATGAGAATGAGGTTGACCACGCACTCCAAATTTTTAAAGGAACAATGGAACAATGTTAATAGATTTTGAAAACATCGAGGACAAGTGTAACGCCGCAGCCGCTAGCGACGAATATGCTATTCTGGTGGAAAAAGTAAACAATGCTAAGAAGATATTTCTTATTGGTAATGGCGGGTTACACTATGTTGCGAGTCATATGGCAACAGATTTATCACGACTGATACCTAATAAAGCAGTCTATTCCTTCGACAGTGTTGGGTTTATTACATCCAACGCTAACGATCATGGATATAACCAGATCTTTATCAGGTGGTTGGAGACAATCGCAAGTGTTGAAAATCCAGAGGAGTGTTTAATTATTGGGCTCTCATGTTCTGGTAACTCTGGAAATGTTATCGACACACTACACTGGGGTGAAGACAAAGGATTTGCTACATTTTTGATTAGTGGCGCTGATTCCGAGGTATTGAGAGACGACATCGATGAGTTGCCGATTAAATGCAATTATTTCCACACTGTAGAAGTATCTATTCTCATGATTTTCTACGATCTTATTCATCGAACAGGTAACCATTGTCCATCGATTAGGCAAGAGAAAGACAGACTCGCAGATTCCCCACTAAGAAAATCAACCGAGGAATCTTGGGAGCCACTTTAAGTGAAAGACAAAAAGGATAAGCCTGGATGACGACTGTGGTAACCGGAGGTAGCGGTTTTCTTGGACGAAGACTTAAGTTGTCGAAACCAGACTGGACTTACATCTCTTCTAAAGACTGCGACCTAACCAATCCCGAACAAGTAAAGCAACTATTCGGAGACACAAAGCCAGATGCTGTTTTGCATTTGGCTGCACGTGTTGGTGGCATCAAAGACAACATAGAAAACCAAGCAGACTTTTATCACATTAACACAATGATGAACACAAATGTTATTCATCAGGCGTACAAGGCTGGTATTCCTCGCGTTCTTTCATCTTTGAGCACATGCGCGTTTCCAGAAGAAGTAACGTTCTTTCCGTTTGTTGAAGAAGAATTTTTCAATGGTCCGCCAACAATAACAAACTTTTCATATGGAATGACGAAGAGAATGCTTCACGTATCGTCTTGCGCTTATCGTGAACAATATAATATGAACTATTCTACGTTTTGTCCGTCAAACATATATGGACCAGAAGACCATTTCGGAAGTCAAGCATCACACTTTGTAGCAGCACTTATACACAAAATATACAACGCAACTGATGGTGATATCGTAGAGATGTGGGGAACTGGAATGCCTTTACGACAACAGTTGTATGTTGATGACCTATGCAAGATCATTCCTATATTACTTGAAAAGCACAACACTAGCATTCCTTTGATAGTTGCACCAAATGAAAACCTTTCTATCTTGGAAATGACCAGAACTTTGGTTGAACAAACAGGCAAAAATGTGAGAACATTATTTAATGGGAATATGGATGGACAGTTCCGTAAAGACGGTTCCAACGGTCGTCTACTAGAACTCATAGGACCATTCGACTTCACTAGTTTTAGAGATGGAGTACACAAAACATACCAATGGTATTCGGAGAATAAATGAGCAAACAAAAGAAAGCATTAGTAACAGGCGCCACGGGTCAAGACGGCTCGTATTTGGTCGATCTGCTACTAGATAAAGGCTACGAGGTTGTAGCAGTCAAAAGAAGAACATCGCTTATCAGCACAGATAGGATCGATCATGTATTTTCAGACTTAGAAAAGATGGACAATTTTAGTTTAGTTTATGGAAATATGATTGATGCTGGAAACATCCATCGCCTACTTCTGGACCACAAACCAGATGAAATCTACAACCTAGCCGCCCAGTCGCACGTCCGAGTCTCATTTGATACACCAGAGGAAACTGCTGAGATAGTTGGTATGGGTACTCTTAGGCTTTTAGAGGCAGCCAGAAACATTTGTCCTGATGTGAAGATCTATCAAGCATCGTCCTCCGAGATGTTTGGCGACAACCCAGAGAACCCACAGTCAGAAGCCACACGTTTGATGCCTGCTTCGCCTTACGCTTGCGCTAAGGTGTTTGCCCATAACCTTTGTCGAAACTACCGAGAAAGTTATGGTATGCACATTTCTAGCGGTATTCTGTTTAACCACGAGTCCCCCCGCCGCGGCGAAACATTTGTAACACGAAAGATCACAAAGGCTGCTGCTCGTATTCGTCTAGGACAGCAAGATAAATTATATCTTGGTAACCTTGAAGCCAAGCGCGACTGGGGTTTTGCAGGCGACTATGTGGAAGCAATGTGGCTAATGCTACAACAAGAAAACCCAGATGACTATGTTATTGCAACTGGCGAGACGCACACTGTTGAAGAGTTTCTTCACGAAGTGTTTGACTATGCTGGTTTAGACGTTTCTAAATACGTTGAGATAGACGAGAGGCTGTTTAGACCTCACGAGGTACCTCTTCTGCTAGGAGACCCCACAAAAGCCAAGGAACAGCTTGGATGGGAACCAAAAGTCAAGTTCAAAGAACTGGCTAGGATGATGTATGACGAAGACCTCAAAGCCAGCGCAAAATAGTAAATTTTCCAAAGGACAACTTATTACTTGGCACGAAAGATACGCTGATGGTATTGCTATCAAGAATGTCGGTGTTGGGGTAATAATTGATATTAAAGAATACTCATACAATTCACCCGATGGGAGTGTGTTTGAGTATACAAATTTTGAAGTATACAGAAACGAATTTAATGATATAATAACGTTAAGTGAATACGATATACAATCTTTACAGGAGAAATAAGATGCATTTATCAAATCAAGCCCTTGGAGCTATTATGATGGCGCTCCAAGAGTCACTTTTAAACGAGTTGGACATTGTTCCAATTTTGAGCGGTTTCAAGTTAACTGAGACAGATGGTGGTCTCGTTGTAGAAAACCCACCAACTGTTAGAGTTAGCGATAACTCAGCCATCACCGAAGAAGACCTCGAAAAACTGGCACAACGATAATGCCAATTTTTAAGTATAATTGTGAAAAGTGTGAAGAAATCACAACCGTCATGCACATGATAGGAGACAATTTGCTTACTTGTCCTCATTGTAATGAGGAGGGTCACATGACCCGTTTGCTTAATAAGCCTTACATAACCAAGAAAAAAGAAAACCCAAACAATGTTGGGGACTTAACTAAGAAATTTATTGAAGAGAATAGAGAAGTCCTCGAACAACAAAAGAAGGAAATAAAAGAACAAACATATGACGAGTCTTGAAATCATATTATCAGCAATACTTTTATTGTCCATCGGTTTAAATGGGTTTCTTGTTTATTACGTCAGAAACGCTATTGTCCGTCTTTTGTCTATATCCGAAGAGATGTATGACTTCAAGACAATGACGGACAACTTTGCGACACACTTAGAACAAGTTTACGAACTTGAAATGTTCTACGGAGATGAAACACTTGGGGGACTTATGGAGCACGCAAGGTCCTTTAATGAACAATTAGAGACCTTCGAATATATTTATGGACTAATTGAAGAAGATGCCCCAAACGAAACAGACGACGCAGCAGACACCGACACCGAAGAAGAAACGTCGTAAGAAAAATCACTATTTCACACAAGATCACGAAGATGCAATAATAAGATATTGTCAGACGAAGTGTATCCGTGAAAGAACCGAACTTTATGTAAAATGGATCGAACCAGCCTTTGATGAAATGGTTGACAAGATTGTATTCACATACAAGTTCACAAATTTACCAAACATCGATTACCTCAGAGACGAGTGTAAGGTTTGGTTAATGACGATCTTAGATAAGTACGACCCAGCAAAAGGCTCAAAGGCATTCTCTTATTTTTCCGTTATTACAAAGAACTGGTTTATTCACAAAGTCAAAAAGCAACAACGCAAAAACAAAACAGAAGTTAACTTTGATAATCTAGCCAAAAACTACGAAGAGCAGTATCTCTCCACAGATGAGTCATATGTTACCGAGCGAGAGGAAGACGAGTTCTGGAAACTGTTCTATAAGGAACTAAAATCTTGGGACACATCCCAAATGAAAGAAAATGACTTGAAGGTTTATCAAGCCATTTGCGTTCTGTTTGACTCAAAAGAAGATATCCAAATTTTTAACAAAAAAGCTATTTACTTATATCTGAGAGAACTGACTGGTTTGAATACAAAACAAATAGTTAACTCTCTTAAGAAATTTAAAAAGAAATATTATTACTTCACGCAAAGTTGGAATAGCGGTGTCTTATGAGTAAAAACGATCTGGAATCATTGATAGCAGAAGCACTGGGAAACATCCGAGATGACCGAAAGTCAGCAAGAGAGTTCCTCAATGAGATAGCGAACTGTATCGCTACATCACCAGATCAAAACAAATACCTCAGCCCTGTAGCAGCAAAGCATATAGAAACTCTACAACGCTCAAACGAACAACTTGTAAAAATTATTTCTATACAAAAGAAAGATCAGGAAACGTCATTTGAGTTAACAGATGAAGATAAAGATAATTTGTTTAACCTGATACAGGGAGAGACCGCTGATGGCTAAAGA